TTATTTATGCAATCAGGCAATTACTCCAGCAAAACAAAAACTGACAGCAAATGATAAGAAAGTAACCTGTAAGAATTGTAAACAAATATTGGATATAATACAATGAAAAACGGACAAGGAAGTAAAAGGGTATTGGATTTATTTGATTTAAGATTACTTAATGATTTGCATAAAAATAAAGTATTAGGGATTATAGAGCTTAGCAAAAAGTATAAAATTGCTCCAGCAAACCTTAAGGTGCACTTGGATAGATTAGAAAAGTATGGATTTTTAATGATTTGCATTTTACCATTCAAACCAAAAGGTTATCCATGTGTTGTTTATAAGAAAATACCAATAACAACATTTGAAGGAATGTACTTATCAAGGTTATTTGACAGAGGTTGAAAGCAGGTTAAGATGTCTTCCCCTAACAGATTTCATTCTTTCCTGCCAACAAATTTTCTGAAAGAAAACTTTATATAGAAGTTAAACTCTTACATTAAGTAATGTTATTATTTTTATTATTAAAGAGAGTGATGTATTCTGATAGATTTAGAAAAACTTAAAGAGTTAGAAGACCATAAGCATAAGCTCAAATTAGAGCAAATTAAACAGTTAGAACTGTTAGAAAAGACTAAACAATTCAACAGAAAAGAAATTTTAAGGATTAAACAAGCTCAGGACAGAGAAAGATTTAAGGAGATTTCTAAAGAGGATTAAATGAAAACTACTAAAAACTACGAAAATAATGATGAATCATTTGATGTAAGAGCTTACATACTTGACAGAAGACAGAAAGTTAAGTATAAGTATTATTATCAAAAGAAAACACAGGCACAGATTGCAAAAGAATTAGATGTTAGTCCAAAAACAATTTGGGATGATGTTAAACACATAGAAGAAGAATTTGCAAGGCAAATTGATATTATTGATGTTAAAAGAATACTCCACGATGTATCTCGTAATAGAATAATAGTTCAAAATGAATTAAGTGAAGCTTTAGAAAAGTTAAGAGACCCAGATTTAACAAAGACAGAAGTCATGGCTATAAGAACAGAAATTGCAGGATTAAGACTTAAAGATGATTTGGAACAAAGGAATATAGAAGACTTGCAGCAATTAGGATTTGTTGAGATTCCAAAAGATGATTCTAATGTATCACAATCAGATGAATCAAAGATTTTAAAAAAGTTAGAGTATATTAAAGCAGATGATGCAGAAAAAGATTGAGTTTTTTGAGAGAGTATTGGATTATAAACCACTTCCTAAACAACTTGAATTTCATAATTTAACAAATAAATTCAAAGCTTATATAGGCGGTCTTGGTTCTGGTAAATCATTTGCTGGAATATTTGAAACAATATATACAGTTTTATCTTATCCAAAAGTTTTAAATGTAACTCTTGCTCCAACAAACAAACTTCTAAAAGATTCTGTCATAAAAACATTCAGAGAATATTGCCCTAAGGAGTTTGTAAGAAAATATAATCGTTCAGACCAAAGAATGGAGTTCATAAACAAATCAGAGATTCTATTCAGAAGTTGTGAAGATATGAAATCTATTGATAGATTAAGAAACATAAATATCGGTGACTTTTGGATTGATGAAGCAAGAGGAGTTCCTTATTATGCGTGGGAAGTTCTTGTTGGAAGATTAAGACAATTACATGCTCCTTTGACTGGGAGAATAACAACAACACCTATAGGATATAGATGGCAATGGAAAAAGTTTGTAAGAGATAATAATCCACAATATGCTTGGGTTAATTCAAGCTCAAGAGAAAATATATACCTTCCAAAAGATTACATTGCAACATTAGAATCAGAATATGCTGGTTCTTTTGCAAAGCAGGAAATAGATGGGCAGTTTGTAAACTTTGAAGGTTTAGTTTATGAAAGTTTTAATAGAAACATCCATATACTTACTTCTGCAGAACAGATTGTATTAAAAGATGTTGTAATAGGATTAGATTTTGGATTTACTAATCAGACAGCAATAGCAGTATTAGGCATAGACACAGATAAAAGAGTTTATTTGATTGATGAGTTCTATGAAAAAAGAATTATGATGACTCAGTTAATAGAAGTATTGAGAGATTTTAAAAAGAAATACAACTTCTCAAGAATATATGCAGACCCATCAGAGCCACAGTTTATAGAACAATTAGGTTCAGAGTTTATTACAGAGAAAGCAATTAATGATATTATGCCTGGAATCTCAGAAGTTTCATCAAGGATGCAGGTTCAGAAAGATGGCAGACCAAGATTTTACATACTTAATAAATGCACAAATGCAATAATGGAATTAGAGAATTATAGATATCCAGATAAGAAAGAAGAAAAGCCTGAGCAAGAGAAACCTTTGAAAGTCCAAGACCACTTATGTTTTATAAAAGGAACTAAAATATTAACTTCTAAAGGGAATAAAAATATAGAAGATGTTAAAATAGGGGATTTTGTATTAACAAGAAAAGGATGGAAACCAGTTATTGTTTCAGCGGAGACTAATAAAAATGAAGAGATTTATGAGATATCAATCTCTGATGGTAGGAAATTAAGATGCACAGGAAACCATCCTTTTTGGGTTAAAAATAAAGGATGGATAAAAGCTGATGCTTTGCGATACGCTTATATATTGGTAGATGCTAATAGTTATGTATGGAAAGCATCAAATTTAATGGGAAAAGTTATAATAAATCAAATGATGGATATTGGAGACATACAGATAAAAAACTCAATAAATCAATCTATTTGCACAGAGTTATTTGGGAATTTAATTATGGAACAATACCGTCAAAATACCACATACATCACAAAGACGGAAATAAAGACAATAATAAAATATCAAATCTTGAAATGGTTACTCCAAAAGAACATCTTAAAAGACATCCAAAAGAATGTAATTTTAAACATCTTGAAAGAATTAGATTGCTTGCAAAAGAATGGCATGCAAGCAAAGAAGGAAATAAATGGCATAGTGAACATTGGAAAAAATCTCTTGCAAAAGCATTTATTGAAAGAAAACTTATCTGTCAACAATGTGGAAAAGAATATATTACCAGAGCATCGCACAAAAATTCAAAATTCTGCCATCCAAACTGCAAGGCAAAATCCTTGCGTATTAGGCGTAAGAAAATTAAAAAAGAAACAAGCAGTTTATAACATTTATGTATCTGATTGTCATGAATATTTTGCTAATGGCATTCTTGTAAGTAATTGCGATGCAATTAGATATGGAGTTATGGGAATTAAAAGTTATGCTTCAGGAGATTTATCATACATATAATAATCCTTTTGTCGGATGTGTGAAGATAGGGATGCAGTCCATTAGATTGGACAAACTGATTAAAATTCGTTACGCAGACAAAAGACAGGCTCTCCAATACTTAACCTGCCGTCTGCGTAATTTATATAAATTCTAAAATAACTAATAATTATAGCACCTCTTTTGTGATGGTTGTGGAGTTAGTGTTCTCCACAACCTAAATAGAAAACTATAAATATTAATTGTAACATACATAATACAAAAGAGTGTAAAAAATGTCTGATACAGAATTTATTGAAAAATCAACAAAGGCTGTTCCTAAAACATCTGGCGAGACTGCTGTAACAAATAGTTCAAATAATTTCTATGATTTAACTGATGGTTCTACTGGTGCAGGCGGTTTGAATTATGACTATGACCCAGAATTAATTTACAGATATGCAGAAGCAGACCCGATTATCAGAGCAGCAATTAATAAGAAATCAAACAAACCAATCTGTGAAGGATATTCTATTGAGCCTTTAGACGATACACCAGAAGCAGAAACAGAAGCCAAAGAGTTTGAATTATTCTGCAAAACAGCAGGCGGAAGAGTTGAAGATTCTGGAAGACAAGTTAATTTTCTTGATATCTTACATAATACTTATTTAGGTTTAAATGAAGGCGATGAGATGTATTGGGAAATAAGAGCAGACAATACTGGAAAGCCAGGAGAGATTAATGTTCTTGATTGGGAAGATATGAGGATAGTTCTTGACTCAACAAATAAAAAAATAGCAGGTTATATTCAGGTTATACAAGGCAAAGCAGTTGCATCTTGGGAATCAAATGAGATTATTCATAAATCATTTTATCAGAAGGGAACTAAGCTGTATGGAAACTCTTTAATCAGAACAATCCTTTTAATGTCTGCTGGAAGAATGTTTGCCTACAAATATGCTAATAATGTTTTCTATAATCAGAAACCAAAGGGTGCATGGGCAATAAATTTGCCAGATACAGAATATACAAAGATTAAAGACCAGATTAAAGAAGGAAAAATGAATCCTCACTCTGATTTATGCTATCAGGCAAAGGATGAGCAAGTAAAATACACAAATATTGCAACTCCAACAGATATGGAGTATAAGTCTTTTATTGATGGCAACAGAGCAGAAATTCTTATTGGATTAGGAGTTCCTCCAGGAAGTATTTATCTTGCAGGTGAGACAGGCGGATGGGAAGCAGATGTTCAGCTCCATGAGTTTGATGAAGACATTAATATGTTAAGAACATTTATGGAAAGCATTGTAAATGAAATATTAATACCTAAGTTTGGTTTTACTCACATTAAGTTTGTAATCAACAGAAGCAATAAAAGAGATGAATTAAAGGATGCTCAGATTGCAGGACAATTAACTTCTGGGATTTTAACAATCAATGAAAGAAGAGATTTGCTTGGTTACGGTCCAATACAGGAAGGAGACAAAATTGTTCAGGCTGGTGGACTTGGAGGATTTGGAGGATTTGGAAATCAAGATACTCCAGTAGATGGTGCAAACTCTATGGCTGATAACAAAAATAATCAAGACATAGAAGGAGAGAGTGCAGGCGATAAAGAATTAGCAAAGTCTATAATGAATACTCAAGGAAATGGGATTTTAATAGACCATGTAACATATAAGAATCCTAATCACTTCAGAAAATCATTTGGTGCATTATCTAAGTTTAACAAATCAATTTCAAAGCAGGAAAAAATTATTATAAAAAAAGTATTGCCTAAGGTTGAAACAATCTCTGAATCATATTATACAGAATTAAATTCATTATTAAAAAGTTTTATTGATGACTCAGTTAAACTTGTAGAACAGGCTCAAAGCAATTCTTTATTCTTTACTAAATATTTTACAGGAATTAATCTTAATAAAATCTTATCTCCAAAAGAGATAGATAAGGTTGAAGAAGTAAAAAGAAAATTCTTAGCGATGGCTGTAGAAGTAAGCAGAAAACATTCAAGTGATGCTTATCATTATGGAATAGATATTGCAGAGTTTGAAACAGGCAGAATATTTAATAAAATGGCATTATCACCAGAAACATTTGATTTCATAAACAGAAAAAATATTAATGTTGTTGAAGGAGCATTTAGTGAAGTTGCTGCAAGAATCAGAACACAGATTTATCAGGGATTATCAAACAATGAAGGCACTAATGAAATTGCTAAGAGATTAAAAGATATGGATGGTTCTGTTGAAGAGATTTATAAAAACAGATTTAAAACAATCGCACGCACAGAATCCATGCAAGCCACAACGATGGGTTCAATAGAAGCTTACAAAAAATCAGGATTAAATAAAGCTCAGATGCTTATAGGTTTGGGTCCTGATGATGCCGAGATATGTGCAACAGTTTATGAGGGTTCTCCCGGTGATTTAAGTAAAGAATGGAATTTATCTGAGTTGCCAAAAGAAACACATCCAAATTGTAAGTGTGTAATTGTTCCAGTTTTGCCAGATTCATGGAAACATTAAAATAATAATCTTTATATAGAAGTTCAAACATATATAATCACATAAAGTATTATTCTTATTCTTATTTCAGTTGGAAAAATCTAAAAATGTCAAACATTGAAAAATCCATAGATATGAAAAATAATATTTCTTCAAGAAGATATCCTTTTACTATTTATTTTGATATGAACAAAGCATTCAACACAGAATTAAAAGATATTGTAAAAGATATTAATCTTGATACAGAAATTCCAATCGCATTTAAAGATATGAAACTTGAGCCGGGAGTTTATTCTTATGGAACTGCCAGTGCAGATTCAATAGATGCAGATGGAGAGAAAGTTATTATTGATGAGCCTATTCTAAAGAAATTAACAGATGCACCTTACAATAAAATATTTATTTCTCATGACAGAATGGATATTGCATCAGGAATTATTAAGTATGCAGGAAGACATCCATCATTTAATAATGAAGCAATCATTCTCGAAAGGATTAATGAACATCACCCATTGTTTCATAACATAGTTGGTTCAATACAGAATCATAACTTAGATTCTTATTCTGTTGCAGGCGAAGCTACTAAAGAGTATGGCTTTGATTCAAATTCTGGAAAAATGACAAGTATCAGGAAAGTCAAAGAACTGAGAGAAGTAAGCAGAACTTCTTGCCCTTCAAATCCAGAAGCTGCAATTAAAGGTCTCTTTTTTGTCAAGACACAAAAAGGCGGATACACATATACCCAGGAGGAGATAGATATGGAAAAAGAACTGCAGGAAAAATTCGATTCAATCGAGAAATCTCTTAATGATTATAAGTTGTCTCATGATAAAGCATTAGAGGAACTTGGTAAGAGATGCTCAGATGTTGAGACTTTCAAGAAATCAATAGAAGAAGAAAGATTGAATCTTGAAAAGAAAAAGAAAGAAGATGCTGATGCAATAGAGAAAGCAAAAGCAGACAAAACAAAGGCAGATGTAAATACAACTACAGAGCCAATGCAGAAGACTTTAGCAGACTCAAAAGCTATAATCAAAGACAACTTAACAGGAAATGCTACTGCGCCTTTGATACCATCAGATGTATCAAAGACACCACTAATGAACTTCCTAAAGGGAAGATAAATCGGAGGAAATACAAAATGCAAATTAACCCAAGAATGTATGGAGCAAGTTATTATCAAGAAATACAGGCAATCGCAAATAAAGGAGTTACTGGAGACCAGAACAGATTTTTCCAGAAAGCTTTAACTTCAGGAACATCAGGTTCAGGTTCAGAGTTTATACCAGAAGCATACTCTGCAGATATTATTATGCAGATTTATGAAAAAAACTGGGCAAGACAATTATTCGGAACTCATATTGTCCTATTTGGTATGAAAGAAAACATACCTAAGTTTTCTACTAAGGTTGTAGAATCATCAGGAGTATCTCATGGTGTTGATGCAATAGCATCAGAACTAACATCAACAACACCAATAGAAAAAGCAACAATGACAACCACAGAAGTTGAATTGACTTTAAAGACATTTGCTGTATGTATTGAAGTTCAAAACAAATTCCTTGCTTACAATGCAAGTCCTCAGATTGAGCAAAGATTAAAGGAAGCAATATCTCAGGAAATCGCAGACTCAGAGGAAGATTGTATAATCAACGGAGATACAGACACAACAGACTCAACAAATATTAATTACACTTATAATGCAAGCACTAACAAGCATGGTGTAAATACAGCAGCTGGAGATAACGAACATTTGTTATACTTCATGGGGCTTAGGCACAACGCAGGAGCAACTGCAGTAACAAACTCAGGTTCAGCTTGGACAGCAGCTAAAATGGCTGAGGCTTATAAGAATCTTGGAATCTATGCAAGACAAGGCAGAGAAAAACTTGCTTTTATTGTAAGTCCAGATTTATATGCTCAAATGATTACATGGGATGAACTTGAAGGTTTTGACAAATACGGTCCTGGCGCAACAATCATTTCAGGAGAAGTTGGTAAATTTTATGGTGTATCAAGAGTAATTGTTACAGATAAGATGCCAAACACAGCTTCTGGAACATTAACAGACTCATCAGGTGTAAGAGCAGCATCAGCAAATTTATACACTGAATGGATTTGTGTAAATACTGATAATGTATTGTTAGGAGCACCAAACAATGCAGAAAGAAGACTTAGCATTAAGAAAAAAGACGAACCAGAATATGATAGAGTTCTTTTGATTGCAGTAGAAGATTTCGGATTTGTAATCTTAAATACAACTGCTATCTGCCGTGGTTATTACGGAACCTCTTGATAGTGATGACAACAGGGGTTAATTCCCCTTACTTTTATTTTTAGGAGAAATACAAAATGTTCGCAAAATGGAAAGGAAATAAAACAATGGAGAATGGAATTACTACACCAGTTGTTCCACAAAGAACTTTTTTCAAAGGAGAATGGTCAGAAGTTACTAATGAGCAAATGGAAACTCTGAAAGTAAAATATCCAGACAAGTTTGATTTTACAGATACAATAACAAAACCAGAAGAGCCAAAACTTCATTCACCAGAAAAGAAAGAAGTTAAAAAAACAAAGGAAACAAAATAAGCATGATTAAATCCTTGCTTAATACGATTCAAGGGAGGAAACCAATATGCCATTAACACCACACCCAATATACGGGTATGTAAAAGACCACAATGGAAATGTCATTGCTGGAGCAACAGTTTATCTTATTGATACAACAACTCAGGAACAATTATCTGCAACAAAATATGCAACAACTAATTCTGCAGGTGAATATGAACTGAATATGGTTGATTTAACAACCTATACTTTAGGCGATGGAATAGATGTAACTGCTTCAAAGTCAGGATATATTACTGCAACAAAATATGCAACAACTTCAGGCGCAGGAACTTCTGTTGATATTTTTATGGATACAATCAAAGTAAATGTTCTTAGCACAAATAGAACTACAAGAGAAGTTGCAAGAGATATTGCATTAACTGGTGTTCTTGCAAGAGCAAACAGAGCAGTAAGAGTCTGGGTTAATAATCTCGCAGCATCTGGTTCAGCACAAGTGTTAGTAGCATCTGGTGGAGGAATTGGTAAGGGATATACATCTTCAGGAAAGCCAGTGATTAACCTTGCAGCAGGAGAAGTTTGTTATATAGACCAAATGACCTGCATGGTAAGAACAGCAGCAAAGACATGTTCATTTGAAATTGTTAAATGCACTGCAGCAGACGGAGCAGGCACAGCAACTTCATTAATAGGACAAATTTATGAGGCTAATGGAACTCTTGTAGAAGCTAAACCTTTTACAATCAGATTTTCACAGCCAATCAAAGTATCAAGAAATTATGATGGAGCTTTATCTGTTGGAATAAAAATAACAGGAACAGACAGCTCAACATATATTGATTGCATGCTTGAAGGCATGGTATTGGAGGAATAATATGAAAAAAGGATTAAAACTAATCTTAATAGGACTTTTACTTATAACAATGTGCTCATTATGTGCTATTGCATCAGGTGAAGCAAATGATGTTCCAGTTGTAAGTTTATCCACACCAACTCAATTATCAACAGTTCAAAGTTGGGATGGAAATTTAATCAGTATGGTTGCAACAGCAGTAATTCCAAGTGGAGATGTAGATTCTAATCTTGTGAATGCAACTTTGTATGCAAACTACACAACAAACATAAATTATACAGGATTTACAGGTTGGCAGAATGGAACAGTATTGACTGCAAACGAAACAATATTATTTAATGGAACTTCAAACACAACAAGTTTCAATTACTTTAAAACTGTAACAAACGGAGCTTGGGCAGACAATACTTATATTACATGGAATGTTTTAGTCTGTAACCAGCAGAATAACTGCACTTATGCATCAAATAATTACTCTTTTATGATAGATAGAGACTTTGATAGCACAGCAGGACAAGCCAAATGGGTTACTCCAGCAAATAATACTGTAACAACCAAAGCAGCAGGTTCTGTGCAATTAAACTATACTGCAACAGACAATACATATATTCAGAATGCTACATTGTATTTTAACTGCACAAATAATGTGACTAATATTGTTTGGGTTAAGAATGAAACACAATCAAACACAGGAGCATTAAGTCCATTTGATAGCAACTCAGCAAATATCACAATCTTAGGAAACTTTACAAAATGGTCTGACTCAGTTGCAGATGGAGTTTGTTATTTCAGAGTATTATCTTGTGACTATAATAATAACTGTAAGAACAGTTCAGATACTGGAATGGGTGGAGACTTAAAGATTACATTAGACAGAACTAAACCAACTCTTACAACATTTGCTAATGCTTCAACCACAGATACTTGTGATAATTTCTATTTGAAGTTTAATGTGAGTGAGTCATCAAACTTATCTGTATATTACTCAAAAGATATAACTGCATTCAGCAATTTATCAAACACAGCATCTGTTTATGACACATCATCTGCAAACGCTACAAGAACAATAAATCTCACAGGACTTTTAGGAAATACAAATTATTATTATAATATAACAATTTGTGATTTATATGGTAATTGCAATGCAACAGCTCAGACAGCCACAACAAATAGTTTCTATAAAGAGTGGAGCGCATGTGAAGGTTGGAATGCTTATGCAATCTTAGATACAAAAGTATCTTTAGATGATATTGCAAACAATATCACAAGTGCAATGACAGTATCTTGGTTTAATGAAAGTTCACAATCCTTTAAGAGTTATGTGCCTGGAATCTCAACCAACAGATACATTAACTTATCAAGAGGAGACGCAGTAATGGTAGAAACAGACAATAATAGCTGGGTTAATATCAAAGGATTTTTAACAACCACAAACACATCTATTAAAGCATTGCCTGTTTATGTGAGACTTTCTAACTGGACAAATTTAGGGCAGTTAAATGAATGGACTCTTGGAAACATTAGTTCAAATACACAGATATTAGGAAACTTAACATATCTGTTCTTATACAACAATACTGCACAAAGATATCAAGACCACATTTATTCAAGATTATGGAATAATGACACTGTAACAATTACAGGGACATCAGTTTGGGTATGGGGAGATAAAATGGCTGGATATTGGTGCAGAAATGAAACATTTAATGCTACATTAGATTGGTGGACAACCACAGGAGATTAAAACTATGAAAAAATTATTAACTTTATTCGCAATAGCTCTAATGCTATTAAGCTCAGTAGCTTTGGTTACTGCAGCACCAATGCCTTATCCGATTTTCGGTAAAATGACATTGAATGGTTATGCAGCATCAGATTTAAGTTGCAGTATAACAAACACAAGAACTCATGAATCAGTAAGTTTCAAGACACCATCAGATGGTGGATTTGTAATTGATGCAACAGAATTTCAGCAGGGTTACAACTCTCTTGATGCATTTACATTCACTTATTGTATAAGCGATGTAAGGTGCAATCAGGCATCTACAACATTTTATCTTAATGGAGACAGAAAGGATTTAAGTTTAGATGTAAATCCTAACTATCAACAGCCAGCACCAGTTTATATCTGCTGGGATGGAACTCAATCAAGTGACCCATTAACCTGTCCAGTTAAGACAATAACAATAAGCTCAAGTGAAGATGGCAAGACAGTAACATTTGAAACATTGTTAGGAAAAGAATTCTCGGTAGAGATTGGACAGAATAAACTTCCAAAAGTCTTAATTGATAACATTGTAAGTGTAAGAGGAGATGACTATGAAACATCTCAGAAAGTTTCTGTTACAGGATTGATTAAAACATCAATAGACAATGAAGATTATGAAACTCCAAGATTAACAATCGACAAAGAAAAGATTATTTACACTTATTCATTTGACGATGCATTAGCAGTAAATGATATTGATGCAGACAATGAACTAAATATAGTCTTTGCAGGAGCACCTTTAAGTATTATTGGATATGCAGATGGAAAGCTATCAATAGAAAAAGGAATAGAATCAAATATTGACTTAGGTAAATGCTCAGGAAATATATGCTTAAACAAAGTTTTAGAAGATACAGAGACAGCAAGAATATCTGTAAGTGGATTTGAAGACTCAGTTAAACTTGGCTCTATGAAAAAGATAAATGGTGTAGAAATCTTTGTGAAAGAAATCTGGAGTGATGCAGTTACAATATTATCTGGAGACGATGTTAAAGAAACAATAATCTCTGGAGATGATTACTTCGATGATGAAGCATGGGAAATTAGCTATGTTGTAGATGCAGGAAATCTTAAATCCATATCTTTGACAAACACAGAAGACTATTTCAAGACAGATAATGACGATTACTTAGCATTAGAAGTTGGAAAAAGCATATCACTGCCTAATGACTTCTTAAAGTTAGAATTTAATGCATTGCCAGAAGTTAAGACAATAGATATTGACTTCAGCATTGATGAGGGATATTTGCTTGCAGATGGAAATGAAGATAATGCATTCACATTCAACTCAAAAGATTACAGAAAGCTTTGGATAAAAGATACTGGGATATATGATAAAGATTATAACTTAATCACAGCATCTCCAGTGCAAATTGGAAACTCTGACTTATATATCAGATTGGGAAACTCAATTTCTATTGGAAAGTTAACTATCAAGACAGATTTAAGTGATATTTTATACAATGGAATAAGTCTTGCAACAAAAGATGACGATTACTTAGGATATGAAGGAATAAAAATAAACAATCCTGAGAATGCAATCGAAGAAAAGGAATTTGAAATCTCTGTTCCAAACACAGATGCAGATTATGAAGCAACAATAATCTTAGCATCGATAGTTGCAGTAAAGCCAGAACCAATACAGCCAGAAGTTATACCAGTAACTCCAGTTGTTGAGCCAACAGAGCCAGTTCAGCCAACTGAACCAACTCAGCCTGTAGAACCTACACAACCAGTAACACCTCCAAAAACAGGACTTGGAACTGGATGGATAATTGGAATAATATTTGGAGTATGTGTTCTATGTGCAATCTTCTATATATTGGTGAAGAAGAAGGGATAAATGGCTGATGGCGACTACTTAGCAAGCTATGCAGAAGTAAGAAATATTTGCAATCTGGACAGCGATAAGCTTCCAGATTCTATTATTGATGCTAAGTTAGATGTCGCGCAAACTGAAGTTTCCAAGTTATTAAAGACTGCATTCCATAAAACTACACAGCCATCTTTTACTGATGCCTTGTTTAATACAAGAGATTTATATGCTGGTAAGAATGGCTCAATTCTTTATTTTTCAGATTTTAATGATTATAATTTTATATCAGCAATAACTTCTGTTTCTTACAAAACATCAGATAATGATTCATGGCAAACTTTTACTGTAGGAAATGAAGGAGATTATGTTATTGATAAGAGAACAACAGCTATTAAGTTTGATTCAACTCTTGTTAATGATGGATATCAGAATCTTAAAATCTCAGGAACTTATGGATATATTTTTACAAATGCACCTAAAGAATACAAACAATTAGTAGCTATGATTTCTGCTTTACAAGGCATAATATACGCATCAGGGGGCTCTTACAGCAATGTTGATAGCCATACCATAGGAAACATTACAATTTCAAAAGGACAGTATGCAAGCAATCTAAAGCAGGAATATAATGATTTAGTTGAAAGTATAGAAAGACACATGAGAATGTGTGGTCTTAGGGCTGAGAAATCAAGCCCAGATATTATTTAAAAATATAGGAGAATCTATATTAAAATGCCAAATCAACCCTTAATTATTGCGGGATTTGTATATATACATGGAACTAAAACAATAATAGAAGGAGCAATAGTTTCTGCAAAATTAAAAAGAACAAATGAAATTCATTCTGGTTCTGAGACAGCATATCCTGAACTTGTTACAAATTCTGCTGGTGAATGGCAGTTAAATTTAGCAAACTTTACAGATGCATGGCAATCTGGAGATACTTTAATTCTTACATTGGATTATAATGGATTGAAAGATTATATTGAAGTTACATTAACTCAAAGCACAAGCAATATTATTCTTACTCCATGCCCAAGAGAAGTTTATGATTTTGAAAGAGCACTTGATAATGTAGGAAATAAAATTTATGTTTATAAAACAACAGACACATTAGATTCTGATTATGGTTCAATAGAAACAGAAACAATAGCAAAAAATGAAACAGAAGATAATACTTATGCTTCGGTTCAGATTGAAGAAGACAATATGGATTTAAAAGATGAAGGTATTGTCAGCAGAGGAAAAGCAAAAGGTTTTTTAAAAGTAAGATATACTATAATGAAGGATAATATTATACGGTCTCCAACAAACTCAACAAGTTTCTGGAGAGTTATGAACAAACCAATATTAATCTTTTATAAAAATGAAAAACATCATTATGAAGCAAATCTTGAAAGAGATTATTCAGTTGAAGATTCAGCTACGGAGGGAATATTAATAACAAATATGCTATCAATAGAAAAATCGTATAGTGCTGTAAATTATGGAAGTTCATGCACAGGTTCAGAAGGTGCAACAAGCAGGGCATTAACAATAACAACTACTGCAAAGCCATTCAGTGAAAGAATATTTGTTGATGGAATGAGAGTGGCTTCATCAGATTATTCTATAACTTTCAACAATACATCAATAGTTATAATATTTACTGGCATACCTATCTGGAATACTCAGAAAATAGTTGTAGATTATAGCACATATTAAAGGAGATGATTAGATTGGATGATTGGGATGATGAACTTGAAAATGAGAATGATGAGGATGAATTAGATGATGAATACTAAAATAATAATCTATATTTTGTTTTCTTTAGTTTTAATTAGCTCCGCTTATGCTACATGGACACCTGCAGGTGGAGATATGGATATGAGATATACTTATGGAATTTATAATATTACAAACATTACATTAAACCATATAGTTGGAACTCTTAATGTTACAGGACAAATATGGAGTAATGGATTGCAAGTTTGCTCTGTAGGAAGTAATTGTGTCAGTGTAAATGTTTCTTTATTAAATACCTATGTTACGGGACCTTTTCTTTTTAATGATACTGCATCATATATTCATTTTAATGATACAGTAAACAATGCATCAATAATTGATTTGATTGCAAAATATCCCACAGGAAATACAACTTTACAGATATGGAATGTAATTAATAACAATACATTTACAAAATTATCAGAATTTGTAAATCATAATACTACAGCAAAACACGGAAATACAAGCTCAGAAATAACTGCAGTAACAAACCCACTATATCCTACTCATGCAAGTTTAACTGGAAATTATTCTAACACCATGCATTTGAATGGAGATAACTGGAATGGAGATGATTGGATTACTTACACCAGTCCAAATTTTATTTTTAATGAAACTCAGTTAGAAACCAAATATTATAATGCTACTCAATCCTTAGCAGTTGCTGGAACTGTTAATGGTGGAACTTTAACAGATACTCAGCATGATAATGGAGTTTATGATGGTAAAACTTTTAACTTCTCAGAAGCATCAGGAAGTCCTGGATTAGATTTAAGAATTAATTTCACAGGAGTTCCAGAATTTAATCAAGGTGTAATGAGATATAAAACCAGTTCTTTAGCTGGAAATTATCCTATTATTCAAATGTGGAATTATGATACCTCTGCATGGGAAGATTATCCTCCAGTTTCAGAAAGTTTAACTTTCGCTACAATAGAACAGCCTGTGTTTGATAGCACAGACCACATTCAGAATAATGTTGCTCAGATGAGAATTTACAAAGCATCAAATGGGAATACGAATAATAAATATTATGTTGATTGGATTGCTGTTGCTAAAGGATTTGGAACTCCATCAGGAGAAGAAGTTGACCCTTATTCTTGGCACAGAAATACTTTAAGTGCAGGAAATTATAATGCTTCAGGAAATATCTCAGCAGATAAAATCTATGGAAACTCAAGCTGGATACATCAATCTTATCCTACCGCATGCACATCAGGTTCTTGGATTTCAGCATTAGGAGACTCCACAACTTGCACATCATTAGGAACTTCAGGAGCTTTTATTTCATACTCAGGATATACTTTAACATTTAGTTCATCTGCTTTGAATGAAACTTTGTTGCATTACATAGATAGCCATAAAACAGGAAATACTACAGCAGAAATAGTTGATGTGATTAATGCTTACCCTACAGGAAACAATTCAGCGCAACTTACAGCTTGGTTAAATACAAATAGAACAAATGGAAATATTTACTTTAAACATAATGTAAGTATAGGTGGTTCAAGCACAGTAACTCCCTTATATGTTAAAGGACAAAATGATGGTATTCAGGCTTGGTTTGCTTCCACAGATAACGGAACAAATAGAATTCTTATAGATAGTAATAATGCAAACTCAGCAGTTTCATTTGGCTATGCAGGTTCATCTAAATGGGGTGTAGGAAATATTGGAACAACAACTCTACAAACATTTGCAATAACACCAACAGGAGATTTGTCAGGAACTCCATCAATGAAAATTGACAATAATTCCTTTGGTTTTACTTTTGCTAATCCCTCAGGAAATGATATAGGCATTAATATTACTGATGTAAATGTATTATTAAATTTAGTATCAACAGGTGCTTCTAATAATGCTTATATTAATTGGTATAGAGGTGCGACTAATTTTACTTGGAGTTTAGGTTTGGGTGGTTCTTATAATGAAAACTTGTTATTTACAAATGATGCAGGAACTCAGCTTAAATTAGACTATCAAGGCAATGCTACATTCAGTAAAGATGTTATTGCAAATATGTTTTATGGAGCAGGACTTGGCAATACGAGTGCAGAATTAACAACTTGGTTAAATACAAATAGAACTGGGGGGAATGTTTACTATTCAGGGAAAGTTGGAATAGGAACAACACCTCTTTATCCATTAGATGTAATTGCTAATGAAGGGAAAGCAATCTCAGTTGCAACAACTGGTTCTTCTGGTGTAGATTTATATGGAATACAATCTTCTATTATCTCAACTGCAACCAGTAATAATGTTTATGGGATAGAATCTTCAGTAACCGCAAATAATAGTCAAGATGTTTATGGTTATAAAACTACAGTTTCAGGTGCATCATCTGATAATGTAAAAGGGGTAGTTGCACAAGCAACTGGAACAGGAGTTGTTACAGGAATTTATGGTTCTTCAATAGGAGGAGCAGGTTCAGCAGGTCTTTGGGGATATACTCCAAGTGCAAATAGTTATGGAATATATGGTATTGTAGCAGATTCTTCTTCATATTCAGGATATTTCACTGGCGGGAAAGGTGTTTATGTGGATAGTAATATATCAACAGATAAAACAGTTAATGCTTTAAACATTAATGCTTCTCATAGTCAATCATACTTAAATTTAACTTGTTTTAATCCAGCATGCACATCAAACATTAGTTGGAATGGAACAAATACTGTAATTTATTAAAGGAAATAAAGTGTGGCATATAAAAGATTATATATTGGGATTGGAACAGCAGTTACATTATTAGTTGGACTTTTTATAACATTGCAATCATTAGGTTTATTAATTTCTGTTGATAAGGAAATAATCACCTGCGCAGGAACTATTCAAGACCCTTGTATTTCTTATCTCACGATAACAAACCCTACCGCGCGTTCTGTATATATTTATAATAAAGGTGATATGAAATTAGATTTTTCTCCAGAAATTAAAAGTTATCAGTTGTATGTAAAATATTACAGTAAATGGGTTACTATGGATTTTACAAACAAAACAAAGCTTCCAAATGTTCCAAAGGATGCAAAATATGTTTTTGTGTTTCCATCACATTCAAAGAAAGAGTTTAAATTAGTTGGTTATAAAATAAATCCTTCTGATAAAATTAAATGGGGTTTTGGAACTAATCAGAGTTATCTTGACCCAATTTGGGAAGGTGTTGAACAGCCAATTAAATGTAATGGAATATTATGTTTACAACCATATATGACAGAGCCAGAATTAATTGTTGAAAGATTGCAAGAAGATATAAACTTTACAATTACAGATAATATTCAACAAAAAGTGATTAATAATATTTTACAATTAACAATCTTAAAAACAGCAACACCATCAACTAAATTATTAGAAACATTTAACACAGCAAAAACAAAACCTGCAATAGCAACAATATCAAATATTCCTATCAAGAAATTAGAAAGTTCAAGATTAGAACAGATTAATACTTTCTCAATATCAGCAGATAAAGATTTGCTTGGAACAAC